AAAAGAAAAGTAAAGCTCCAACTCTTCCATGTTCGGTAGGCGATCAAAGAGATCGCCACCGATTATGTGCATATTACAATCTTTCTCTAACTCATAGATCTGGTCAAAGAACTCTTGATAGCGAACTAAAGCCCAATTAACTGGGACATTTTTCTGTCCCAGTTTTATGTGCCAGTCTGCTGTGAAAAGAATCATCCTACATTAAACTCGGCGTCAAGAGCTTCGTCATCAGTCTCGTCACCGTGGTTACGAACTCGATCGAGCAACTCTTTCTGAGCATCAGCAGTAGGGCGAGGCATCACATCATCCATAGATTTTAGATCTGCAATAGCTTCACGCTCTTCATCGGTTAGAGCACGAGGCTTACACTTCAGTGCTTGCAACTGATACTCTACGTTGTAGGGAAGAGGCCCTGTTTTTACTCGCTTGAAACAAATGTCCCAACCAGTATCGGGGTTAGTAGGATCTCCCAGGTCTTCGGCGGCAGTAATGATTTGCTCCCACAGTTTTTTCTTGAGATTTACTACTTTTACTTCACCGTTGTCGATGCACTGAGTAGCGTAGCTCCAGCCACATTTTAGGTCGGGATAGTACTCGCGAACCCAGTCTTTTTCTTGATTATTGAATCGCTCAGAGTTTCTATCAAAAGATAGACACTCCATGGGAATGTTTTTACCGTTCTCACCTTGAATCCAGTAGACATAACGTGCAAGAATGTCGCCAACTACGCGCATCTTGTTGTCACCGTCTTTGTATTGAAAAGATGAGATTGAGGATTTTTGGGCTCCGCCCGTTTGCTTATTGAATGATAATGCCATTAGTGTATAGTCTCCAGTGTGACTTCTTCATAAATTAACGTTATTTCGTTCGATGATATTATGAGTAGCCTGTTGTCGTTAATTGTTTCTAGAGGCACTGGACAATGCAGTGTATCTAGTGTGGTTTTTTGTGTTGCAAAATACTCCGCTGTACTTCTAAGAGAAGCCAGTGCGTAATATATGCAAAGTTCTTTTTGTGTGTACTTATAAGAATTGTAAAGAAGCATTTCTCCATGAAGAAGAAAACTATCGCCTGCGAAGTCTTTATAAGAATATTTATAGATAGGGTCATACTTGTTACGCGGAACCTGACTCTTTACGAGCATATCCATTATCATGTTACAAGCAGCAATATTTCCTTGCGCCGTATCAAAAACCTTCTTCCAATCAAATAAGAGCACTATTATACTTCCTTTTTACCATTTTGTCAAGAATTATTTTTTAAAGGTGTTTCATATTCCAACCCTGCTTCATATAGAACCCGACACGATTGGAGGCTTGTTTTCGAGCCGTATTTCCTTTCAGGTGTATATCTATAATAACAGGGTCGATCTTACCTTCTTTTTTGCGAATCACTCGACCACATAGCTGTGTCAATAGTGGTTCATTGTTTACAGGGGTTGCCAGTATAAGACAGCTAAGTGTGTCTACTGATATACCTTCGGAGAAAATTGCTTGCGTTCCGTAAAGAACATTCGCATCTCCATAGAGTATTTCATCCACAAGTGTCTCCCTGTCTTCGTGTGATACCTCTCCAGTGACGCAGATTGATTTGTCCCCAGTAAGCTCAGAACAAGCCTTTAGAAAGCTTACTCTATCACTTACTACTAAGACTTTGTGCCCTTTTGCAGCGTAGGCTGCCGCTAGGAGGGCTATTGTATGTCTATACTCTTCATCATTTGCTAGCTTTGTGACTCTGTTAGCCCAGGGGATTCTAGCTCCATCCATGAATCGTATTTCTGACGGTACAATGTGTACTGTAGGGGTCATATAGTTTTCTTTAGGTGGCTTGAAAAGAGTATTACCAAAGTAATCTCTGAATACAACGTGTTTTCCATCCTTTCTTTCTATAGTACCCGATAGACCTATCTTATATCTACAGTAATTTGTATCTAAAATTTTACTAAAGGTCGGACTACTAACATGATGCATCTCATCTAGTATAACAGTCCCAAACTCTTTGCGAATCTTGTCTACATTTCGGTATAAAGTCTGAGTATTCCCAATCACGATAGGAGCATCAAGATCAAATTGACCACTGCCTATGATGCCTGGCTTAAATCCATAGACTTTCTCTACTTCTTTTGCCCACTGATTACGCAGAGGGACAGTGTGAGTAACAACAAGTGTTTTCTGTCCAAGTTTACCAGCGATAGCTAAACCTGTAAATGTCTTACCCCAACTGACCCATGCGTTAATTATACTATTATCTTCGATTTCGTCATAAACCGCTTGCTGGCTTGGTCGTAAGTCAAACTTAAACTTAGGAAAGTCTACAGGCTTATTTACACGCCTATCGACTATTTCGTAATTTGATGGTATCAAATCCGTACGACCTATTGGTAATGAGACTAACCCATTACGAATAATGCCCATATTCTTAATCACCTCAGGTGGATCAAGAGGGTTGTGCGTAGGAATAGTATAGGTGAGCTCTTTGTCGATTCTCTCCTGTACTTCTTCGGTACAATCCATGTATATTCTGTGGCTTATGACTGCTTTCATAGGTCTAGTTCATTCTTTGCGATAATATATGATTTTACGAATTCAGATCTGACAATATCTTCTACCTCAAACTCGATAAAAGTGAACAGATCCATACGTTTTAGAACTTGGAAGAAGTCTTTAAGGCCGTTTGCCCGAAGATCTGCCTGTCTAAAGTCTCCACAAAATATAATTCTACAGTTCTCACCCATACGAGTGATAATAGAATCTAACTCATGAAAAGACATATTTTGGCACTCATCAATAAGAATAACTGCATCTCTGAGTGTAATCCCTCGTATAAATGAAGTAGTCATAAATTCTACTAAGTTTTTCTGTTTCAGTATTTCGTAGGCATCGCCTCTACCGAACAGATCATTAGCAATATCTTTATAAGGCTCTTCATAAACAGAGGCTTTCTCCTTCTCTGTACCTGGCAAGAATCCAATGTCTCTTGTAGGTACAGCACTTCGTATAATTACTAGCTTTTGAAAGGCTCCTTTTGCCATATCATCGTATGCTAGGTACGAGGATATAAACGTCTTACCTGTACCTGCAAGTCCATGCAGAACAAGGTGTTTGTTAGATTCAAATGCTTTTAGCTGGTTACGTGTTAAAGGTTCTATTTCTTGCAGTTCAAAGTTGACTCCTGCAAGAGTTTTTCTTCGTTTTCCCATATTATACTTTCTTTCTGGTATCTTTGAGTTTCGTTTCCGAATACTCATAAAGCACCCACGGAAGTCCATGTAAGTGCAGAATCCCTGCCCAAAGCATTCCAACTTCGGGAGGGCGTGGAACGGTAAAAGGAGTCTTATGTCCTTGTACCCATACAAGTGAAGCCACTTCTTTCTTCTCCACTTTTTTAATTCTCAAATATTTTAGTTGTGCAAAGTGTGTTTTTTCGTACACAAAAGGTTTTCCTACGTTATCTATAAAGTACTTAGTACCTTGTTTCAATACTCCATTGTACGAAGTAATCATCTTTTTTAGAGGAAGAATATTTTTATGGGCTGTTTGCATACGTCTAGCCCCTAGAGTTCTTCCTTCTTTATTTTTGTCGTCTACTATCTTTTCTCCAAGAAAAAGGAGTCCATCGTGCAGCTCCCAATCTCCTGAAGGTAGTAGGAATATAGGGTATTCTACAGTATAGCGTATATTACGATATGTGACTACCATACATCTTCTCGAATTTTCCGCCTGAATAATCTTCGTGAACAATCTCAAAATCACAGCCTACTGGAGCCCCTGGTATAGAAATACCTCTGTCCATTTGGATGAACTTCGCTAACTGCTCCATGTACTCTTCTACTTCATCGTCCGGCACTTCTGCTAAAATGGAGTCGTGTACAAGTGCAAAAATACGAGCCTTCTTACCTTTTGCTTTAATCCACTCGCTCATATCAATAGCACCTAGAAGGTTAATATCAGAAGCAGCAGACTGCACCAGAAAATTAAGACCAGACCTAACGCTATGGCTCTGGATGCCTTTGTCTGTCGATGCGACATTTGGTAATCTCCTCTTTCTTCCGAAGAAGCTGTAAATGAAACCATTTTGTTGAATGAATTTTTGATTCTCTTCAATCCATGATTTTAATTTATGAAACTCTTTGAAATAATCATCAATTACTTCCTGAGCTTCGTTTCTAGTGAAAGGTTTACCACTGTCTTTTGTGACTTGCTCACTAATCTTGTTTGCTCCAGCACCGTACATGATACCAAAGGTTACGGCTTTAGCCGCCTGACGTTGCATACTATATAGCTCTGCTACTTCACTTATTTCACAAGGTAACTTAAATACTTTGTGTGCAATTGCACTGTGGAAATTGCCTCCAGACTTAAACACATCCATAAGTGCTTTGTCCTTTGCAAGTACAGCGGCTACATATACTTCTGCCGTTGTTAAGTCCATTGCTACAATTTTATGCCCGGGAGCTGCTTTGATACACCCTTTTACAATAGGGTTATCCCTAGGAAGCTGCTGCATATTAAGTTTACCACTAGAGCTAAGCCTGCCAGAAGTTGTGCCATGAAGGTTAAACCCCGTACGCAGTCTACTATCGCGATCCAGCTGTGGAAAGATTTTGTCCAGATAAGTATTTTTAATTTTGGATTTTTGACGGATGGCAAGTATAAGTCCTGGGACTTCTGATTGCGTAGCCAGCTCTCCAAGTACTTCCGCATCTGTACTGTTTGCACCAGTACCAGTTTTCTTTCCAGTAGGAGTGAGACCAATGAAGTCAAAAAGAAGACTACGAAGCTGCACAGTACTATTAGGATTAAAATCTTTTCCATTAATTTGCTCAAATTTATTAATGGCAGGATGCTTATATAGCTCGGCTACTGCTTCGTCAATCTCTTCTTGCATGAGAGACTGAGATTTCAATAAACGTTGCTTATCAAACGGTACGCCATTGTCTTGGATGTCCGTCAAAAAACGGCAACCAGGAATTAGTATATTATCATACACTTTTGCTAAACGTTTGTTCTGCTTAATCTTTACAAACTTCTCGTAGAGAAGAAAAGTACAGGCAGCGTCCATGCCAGCGTATAGTTTCATTACATCAAAGGGGATATCACCCCAGTTAAAATCGTTTTTGAGAATACCATGTTGCTTACGATAATTATCAATCCACTCGTACATTGGCTTCTCATAGTCCCCATACTTGGTGTACTTCATAGACAGCTGCTTTAGACCATGAGTACCAGGGTTCTCATCAATCAAGTAGTGCAGAAGCATCGTATCTTCAAAGCTAGGGAAAGTAAAATTGAAGTGGTACTCGAAAAATGCCATATCGAATTTGGCATTATGGAATACTACTGTTTTCTTATTAAATAACTCTTGCAATAAGCGCTCTGTCTCTTCGTCAAAGCATTCTGTATCTATGTATGCACCACGATCAGCTTCATAACTGAGACTGATACCAAGCATATGGCCGTCACGTGGATAAAGTCCGGTTGTCTCCGAGTCAAGAGCAACGTAAGGAAGAGGGGCGTCAATAGCAGCACGTATAAAAGTATTGGCTTCCTCTGTATCTTGTATGCCCCACGCATTATATTCGGTAATTACTACGTCTTGTTTGTCGCCAGTAATGTACTCTATAATACTTTGCTTGGAGTCGTCCCATGTGCGCTGTGCTTCGGGCTTAAATGCGAGCATGGCAGGGTTAATGACAGGCAGGAACTTCTCTTCGACTTTCTTGCCGGAGTACTCTGTGACCGAATTCACAGAGGTAAAGTACTTGAGTGCATCACTGCCGACTAGAATAAGCCAGTCGTAAGCATCTACATCAATCTCGATGTCGCAGTCTCGTTTTAGTACTTTTTTAAGGTATGGATCGGAGCAAAGCTGATACTGATCAAACTCGAACTCGTCATCAAACTCTTTCTTGAAATTTGTTTTACTTGGTTTAGTTTCTACTAATGCAACTTTAGGCATATAATTTACTCTTTAGTGTTTGTACTGATTTTAAAGGTAGCGCACCTGGATCTGTATCCTTGAGTGCTACATTTCTTGATAGCAGGCCTACTCGCTCTGCCATTTCTTTTACTTCTTTTGCAGCGTTCTGGCCTGCATCGTCTCCATCGAAGAAGATAATTACTTCCTCTACACCCTGTATAGAAAGCATACGTAATTTATCTTCATTTATATTTTTTGTCCCAAAGCAACAGACTGCATTATCTAGTCCTTTATCGTGCAGATTGATCATGTCGTAAATACCTTCTACCAATACGACAGAACCTTGTATAGGATCTACTGAAGGATATAAAGGCATCTTCGCACCCGCTGGCGAGATCATATATTTTGGTGTGCCGCCAGTAGTATGACGACCATTAAATGCTACAATTCGACCTGATATATCTCGTACTGGAAATACAATACGACCAATATGATCAGGGTCATGATGTTGAAAAGCTTCAAACTTTTTGTATGTCTCAGGTTTGATCTCTCTCCAACTACCCGTGTAGGGTATAATATTTTTGGGGAAAGACAAACCAACCGACTCAGACCTCTTCTCTCTAATTTTCTTTTTTAGTAATTCTCGTCTTAGTTGTAGTTGGTTTGCTTTCTCACCAAAATGGGTAAAAATGTTTCCTTTATAGCCACAGGAAAAACACTGGAATACTCCCGTGATCTTATCAATCCGCATACTAGGATTTCTATCATCGTGCTCTGGGTTGAGACAACGAACGATAGCATCTGCGCCTTTGGGTATAAAATAAACATCTTTTGATGTTAGTAGTTCTTCTACTGTCAACGTCCGATATCCTTAACATTGTCTCTACTAATTACTTGGTATGCACCCTTGTTGTATGCAGGTGCAATCGTATACTTACTATCTAGCTTTGGTTTTTCTACTAATTCTGTATTGTGTCCGCCCTGATCGTAAGATTTGTACTCAGGAGTTTCTCTACGATAGGTGGTAGTCTCTTGTAGTGGCTGAAATTTAGGCGTGTAACGCTTAGACTTAGGTAAAGGCTTTCGCTTTCTACCTGAGCTAGTGTGTCGTAAACTGCCGAATGTAAGTGCCATATGCTTTACCCCTTTTAAGTATCCGTATATTATACGCAAAAGAAGATAAAAAGTCAAGAAATATTTTTAAAGATCATCAATATCTTCGCCAGTCTTGTGCGAGGAATCATCTTTCTCTTTAGGAGTCATTGCAGTCTCTGGGCCAATCTTTAGGCTATCCCAATCTACTTTAGAGCTGAAAGAGTTCATGGAAGCTGAACGCATTTTTACACAGTTAAATGTAATGCATTCGTCCTCATGATCCCAAGTCTCCAAAGCATAGGCGGCATCTGCCGCATCAAGAATACCTTTAGCGAATCGTGCTTCACCAGTTGCGTCTGTTTGGTAGGGAGATATTACAGTACAGTCATACTCTTGTGCCATTGACTTCAATGCTTTACTTACTTCAATCTGTTCAGTCCAGTCGTACTGACCTCCACGAGAAGGTAGACTCGACCGCTTTACCTGATTAATATAGTCAACAATAATAACACCAACATTCAGAGGTTTGACTTTTTTGTCAAGCTCGGCACGAATCTTGGAGAGAGTGAGAGAAGCATCGTACACTACGTCCAACTGCTGAGTCGGGAGAAGCTCGCAGGTGTTCTTTAGTGATGTATGCAACTTCTCAAAGTTACGGTGTTGTCTATACTCCTTCAAGCGGTCTTGTCCATCAACATAACGACCTGCCCACCACGTAGCTACTTTTTCCCACTCGGCTACACTCAGATTCTGAGTACGGAGGCGAGAGAAAGGAACTTCTGTAGCGATAGCACAGCATCGTTGAAGGATCGACCGACTATCCATCTCAATAGTGAAATACATAGCCGATCTACCTGAAGCGTAAACACTGGTTGCAATGTTTGCACAAATGACAGATTTACCAGCACCCCGTTTACCGCCGAACATAACAAGATCTCTAGGAGAAAACTTGATGTCGTGGTCGTACTCTTCATTGAGTCCGAGGGCCATATACCTGGCTAAATCTTCTTCTGGCTCAAACAAGTCAATACGTTGCATACTTTCTTGTGGGTCTTCGAGATCAACCTTATCTTCAACGTCTAGGACGATCTGATGTAGGTGGTTTACTGATTCCTGAGCATTTTCAAATGCTACAGAATGTTCAATATAATCTTCAAGTGAGTCCAGAATCTCTTTTTGAGTATATTCGTTCTTCAAATACTCGAGAAGCATCTGAGGGTCTGCATCGACCTCAACTGCTTCTACTGCGTAGAGTTTCTCTCGAGTAGCTGAATCACGAATCTCAAACTTTAGATCTTCAATCGTAGGCATTCTATGGAACTCTTCACAATGCTTATCAATAATCTTGTACAGACTATGATACTCAGTTGCAAAGTATTGCTTATGCGCTACACTCCAGGTCTGAAAGTCCTGTAGCGTAAGCACTTGCTTAATAAGCGCACTAGCGATGTTCAATTGAAAGTCTCCCGATTTCAAATCTAAAATGTAGGGCAGACCCCGAAGAGACTGCCCTTAGTGTGTACTAAGAAGGATTAAGCTGAAGCTTTTTCTTTCTTAGAAGCGCCATCATAGTCAGCGGCTGAAAGGCCACGACGAGTGAGCATAGTCTTAACGCCACGGGCGGTCTTACCAATTTGCTCTGCGATAGCTTCGACAGTCTGGCTACCGATGTCAGCGATGTCAGCCAAAGGATCTTCCTTAGAGGAGCCCTTAGTAACTTCTTGCTTAGGGATAGCATCAATGTCGCCTGAACGAAGCAAGCTAAGAGCTTTACCGCGTACAGAGTTTACTGAACGATCAAGAGCGTCAGCGATAGCTTCTACGAAAGCGCCATCGTTAACCATCTGAACGAAAGTAGCTTCTTCAGCTTCAGAGTACGTGCGTACAGCTTCAACTTTAGGAGCAGGCTTAACGTGTCCAGTTAATTCCATAGACAAAATCTTGCCCTGGATTGACTTAGCTGAGAAAGCGCCATCTTCAAAGTGAGAAGCGATTTCAGCATAAGTGTAAGTGTCGCTGTTGTCAGAAACAAAAGCTGCAAGGGTAGCTTCTTGAGCATCGGTAAATGCGCGTGAAGCACTGGCAGAAGCCAGCTCTACGTCATGACCCATCTTGCGCAATTTGCTAGAGATGGAACGAGTAGAGGTTTCAAGCTGTACAGCTGCTTCCGCAACAGTAGCTTGGGATACGGGGCTTTCGCCACCGACAAAATCAGTAAGAGCGGTAGTACGCTCATCAGTCCACTTAGGAAGTGCCATGATATTATTCTCCAATAAAATCTAAAAGGTTAGTTATGATTTGAACGCCAGCATCTCTGGCTTTCTTAGTTTTAGCAGATTCAATTCCGCTTTCGTTTACTAGGATGGTGACATCCTTAGTCAAGCTCGTCTTGACTGCATAACCAAGCTCTTGTAGTTTGTTATGAGCCTCGGCTTTCGTTTTGTAACTAGTAAGTTTACCACTAATACAAACCGTGCCGTGGGTTATGTTTGTTGT